AATCAACTATATACTTGACAAGGATTTTATATAATGGCTTATAAACTATTCGGTTTTACCGTCAGATCTAAAGATGAAGAAGATAAATTATCTCTTCAAAATTTTGCTACTCCAGAAGAATTTGATGGAGCATATACAGTTGAAGGTGCTGGTGTATATGGCACTTTTATCGACTTCATGGGTTCAGTTAAGGATGAACAAGCACTCATGGCTCAATACAGAGCCATGTCTTTGTTTCCAGAGGTAGATACAGCTATCGATGAAATTACAAATGAATCTATAGTAACTGGCAATGATAGAAAACCAATAAAACTAGATTTATCTAAAATTACATTTTCGGATAATATTAAGAGTAAAATATATTCAGAATTTGATAATATTCTAAAGCTTCTTGATTTTCAAGATAAAGGATATGAAATTTTTAGAAGATGGTATGTAGATTCTAAACTTTATTACTATATTTCAATTGACTCTGAAAATCCATCTGAGGGCATTAAGCAATTGATTCCTCTTGATGCAACCAAAGTTAAAAAAGTAAGAAAAATAAAAACAAAAAATACAAAACAAGATGGTGCTAATGTTTCTTTAATAAAAGATGTTGAAGAATATTTTGTATATACAAATACAGACAAAAATTCTGTAATTGGAACTCCTACATCTGGTCTTAAGATTTCTCCAGACTCTATAGCATATTGCCATTCAGGTATGGTCGATATGAACTCAAAGAGAGTTGTTGGTTATCTTCATAAGGCCATTAGACCTCTTAACATGTTGCGCCAGATCGAAGATGCTATCGTCGTATATCGCATCACACGCGCCCCTGAGCGTCGTATTTTTTATATCGATGTAGGTAACTTACCAAAGCAAAAAGCCGAACAGTATGTTCGTGAGCTTATGAACAAATATCGTAATCGAATGATTTATAACCAGACAACTGGAGAAATCAAAGACGATAGAAATCAAATGGCAATGATTGAAGATTACTGGCTACCTCGCCGCGAAGGTGGTAGAGGGACAGAAATCTCAACCCTGGATGGGGGACAGAATCTAGGTGAATTGACTGATGTTGAGTATTTCAAGAGAAAGCTATATTACGCTTTGAATATTCCACCTTCACGATTGGTGGGAGAAAATGGATTCAATCTAGGAAGATCGGCTGAAATTACGAGAGATGAAGTTAAATTCTATAAATTTATTGAAAGATTGCGTAATAAGTTTGCCCAAGTATTCATGCAATTGCTTAGAGTTCAATTGGTTCTTAAGGGGATCATAACTCAGAATGACTGGGAAGAAATTAATTATGCTATTAACTTCTCATTTAATAAAGATTCATATTTTACCGATTTAAAGGATGCAGAAATTTTATCAGCAAGAATGGAATTGGCAGCTCAGATGGAGCCAATGATAGGTAAATATTTCTCTTCTATGTACATCAAAAAGAATATTTTGAAGCAAAGTGATGAGGAAATAGAACAATTAAACCGCGAAATGGCTGTAGATATAGCAAAACAGCAGCAAGAACAATTGGCACAAATGCAAATGGCACAAGAACAGCCAGAATAATAAAAATATAAATAACAAAGGAAAAAACTATGAAAGCAAAAACAATCATCCATTCAATTCTTGAAGAGAATGCAATCAAAGCAAAAAAGGCAATTGCTGAGGATTTAGCTATTAAGCTAGGCCAAAGACTAGCCGAAGAATATGTAAGAGTTGCCAAAACAACTTTTAATGAGGCAGATGATAATCTAGCAAACAATTATCCTCCCTTCGATAAAGTTACCAGAGGAGATATCATTGCTGCTGGTAAAGATGAAGAGCAAGACGGGGAAGTAGAAGGTGAAGAAGAGGAAATGGAAGACGAGGAAATGGAAGACGAGGAAATGGAAGAAGAGGATGAGGACGAAGGTTGCGAAGAAGGCGAAGAATGAAATTAATTACCGAAACAGTTGAAGAAGTAGCATACCTAACCGAAAACAAAGACGGTGAAAAGCAATATTTCATCGAAGGTGTTTTCATGCAGGCTGAACAAAAGAACAAGAATGGAAGAGTTTATCCAAAACAAATTCTTGCCAAAGAAGCCAATCGATATGTTACTGAATATGTCAATAAGAATCGCGCTCTTGGAGAATTGAATCATCCAACTGGTCCTTCAGTTAATCTTGATCGTGTTTCTCACAAAGTCACCTGGCTTTACGAGAACAACAATGACTTCTACGGTAAAGCTAAGATTCTTGATACCCCATGCGGCCAGATTGTAAAGAATCTGATGAGCGAAGGTGTCAAACTCGGAGTTTCAACCCGTGGTATGGGTTCTTTGGAAAAGCGCGGTGGAGTAAATGTCGTGAAGGAAGACTTTATGCTTGCTGCCATCGATATTGTTGCAGATCCTTCAGCTCCAAATGCTTTCGTCAACGGAATCATGGAAGGTAAAGAGTGGGTTTGGGATAATGGTCTTCTAAAAGAACAGCAAATTGCTGAGTATAGAAACACCCTAAAGAAGACTCCTTCCAGAAAACTACAAGCAGAATCAATTAAACTTTTTGCTGATTTCTTGAGAAAAATTAAATGAATCAAAAATTAGAAAATTTTCATTTCTTATCAGAGTCTAATAGAAATATTGATTTTGTTTCATTGAATGAAAATATTTTGACTACTATTTTGGGGAAAGTAAAAAGAGGATTTGGGCGAGTAGCTGGTGGATCTAAAAATAAAAACTATAGCGATAAAGTTTTANAAAACTATAGCGATAAAGTTTTAGATGCAGCTGCTGCTGGTTCATATGCAGGAGCAGCCTGGGCTGATGAACAAAGGAATTGGCAGAATTACTTAGCTAATCAATCGGCTCAAGGTCCACTTGGTAGATTAGGTGCTGAATATAAAGAAGCTGGAATGAAAACTCTGCTTGCCCCATTTAAACTAGCTCCACAAGCTTTAAAAGCAAGTGCAGGAATCAATTTGAGAAGAATGGGCAGAGGAACACCCCATGCAAATATACAATACGGTCCAACAGAAATTTAAACATATATAAAACGGAGAATTAACAAATGAACGATACATCAGTAGAAATGGATTTTTTAGGTAAAACATCATTCGATGCCGAAGGAAAGGGATTTATGCTTCAGACAAAGAATCCCCCATCCGAAGGTTTAGCTCAAATGAACATGAGAACTGTTCAGGGGCCAATGGGTCAACAACAAGCACAAATGCCCGTTGAAGGCGAAGAAGAAGAATCAACTGAAGAAAGCTTAAAGGAGCATCTAGCTGCACTTTTTGCAAATGCTAATCTTTCAGAAGATTTCGTTGAAAAGGCAAAGACCATCTTTGTTGCCGCAGTAAATGAAAAATCAAACGAGATTGCAACTCGCATCAATGAAGCTTACAAGGCTCAGTATACCAATGCTCTCGCTGGAACTGTAAATGAACTCACTGAAAAGGTTGATGATTATCTAACCTATGTTGTTGAGGAATGGATTAATGAAAATAAGCTACAGGTCGAAAGAGGAATTAAGGTAGAACTAGCCGAAAACTTCATCTTTGGACTAAAGAAACTATTTGAGAGCAACTTCATTGATGTTCCAAATGAAAAATATGATGTTCTAGACGAACTATACACCAAGATTGAGCAGCAGGAAGATCAATTGAATAATTCAATGAACGAAAATATTGCTCTAAGAAAGAAATTACTTGAATCTGCCGCCGTGAGCGTTTTCGCTCAGGAAACCCAGGGTCTTGCTCAGACTCAGGTTGAGAAACTGGCCAATCTAGCTGAAGGCATCGAATATGACGATGTAGAACAGTTCAGAGGAAAGATTCAAATTCTAAAGGAAAGTTATTTTGGAAATGGAAATACCCAACCACAATCAGCTCAAGCAGCAATGCCAAGATTTGCTCCAAAGGTAGACATTCTTGATACAGCATCTGAGCCTGAAATGATTAACGAGGGAATGGATATTTACAGAAGAGCTATCAGTAGACACATAAAGAAATAAATTTTATAAATAAAATATTAGGAGATACACATGAATTTTGACGATACAACACCATACGATATTCTAACTGAGAAGTGGGAGCCAGTTTTAAAGCACGATGCACTCCCACAGATTGAAGATACCTACAAGAACAAGGTAACTGCTGTTCTTCTTGAGAACCAAGAGCAAGCCATGCGCGCTCAGAGACTAGTTGAAGACAACACCCTCGGTGGAGTCATTAGCAACGTCGCTACCCCCTCTTCAGGAAACATCGCTGGTTATGACCCAATTCTAATCAGCCTTGTTCGTCGTGCAATGCCTAACCTCATTGCTTACGACATCTGCGGAGTTCAGCCCATGACCGCTCCAACCGGACTCATCTTCGCAATGCGTCCCAAGTACGATCCCAATGGCGGAACCCGTAAGGAAGCCATGTTCCAGGAACCATTTGTTCCCTTCGCAGGTTCAGGTGGTACTGGTGGTCAGGGAGACACCTATGCTGATTACCTCGACGGAACCAGCTACAGCACCGATTACGGTCTAACTCTATTCGGTGGATCAACTGGTGCAACTAGAGGTGCATTCTACGGCGGAAACTTCAAGGGTATGCTTGTCGGTGAAGCTGAAGGTCTAGGTGCTGCCAAGCAGTTCCAGGAAATGGCATTCACCATCGACAAGGTTGCTGTTCAGGCTAAGACCCGTGCTCTAAAGGCTGATTATACCACTGAGCTTGCTCAGGACCTAAAGGCCGTTCACGGACTTGATGCTGAAACCGTACTCGCTAACATTCTCAGCACTGAAATTCTTGCTGAAATTAACCGCGAAGTCGTCCGTGGAATCTACCATGTTTCTAAGCTCGGCGCACAGC